CCGCAGAGTTCCACTTTAGGAGTACATCGTATAGTTTCGGCGAGACGCTGCCTATAGACGCGAAAGTGCGGGTGATTCAGTGAGCGCAGAGACCGTCCTTTGCCTCTTCTGCATGCTCAAGGTGCCCGTCAGCAATACCGTGATCGTCGGGCATCACGCGAAAACAAAGCGTCCGTATCGCTTGTGCCGTGAGTGTTTCGGCGGCGACGCTAGCAGTGTGGACGGAGAAAACGAAGAAGAGACGCAGAAAGCAATAAAGGCGTTGATTGCATAGAAAGGATAACGGGATTGGGAACGATAATAGGCGTTATTATCGCCTTTACAGTAATAGCGATAAGTGCTGCTCTATACGAAGGAGTAGGGAGGTAAGCCATGTTAGGCGAAATTATGGGTATTCTCGCAGACCGTGGGCGTCATAGCAGGGAAGCTGAGAATTCGAATATCATCGGAGATGACATATTTCCACAGGTCGATATGTGGAAGGGTATTATTGGGGAAGCTGAGGATGGAGGGTTTGATGTGGAGATTGCAGGCAACTACATCAATTTTCGCAGAGGTAGGAGCCATGGGAGTTTTACTGCGAATAGTGGCGGCGCAAGCATGGCACGAGATTTTTTGAGAGGTGAGTCATGAACGCATATTATAAAGAGTTCATAGAGTGCATTAGTGAAGAAATTCGCAAAGCAGCGAGTATCAGTGTCAACATCCAAAATATGATTGACATGCATAATCGCATTTGGATGGAGGATACTGTCAGGCATATCCTCAGAGAGCAGGGGATGGAAGCGAGTGCTGAGAAGTTCGAGATGCTTGTGCAGCGTGGATTAGAGCGTATTGAGAAAGGGACGTTATGAGATGGATATTCCCGATCTACAATCAATACGATCAGATTATCATGCGTTTGTCTGTAAGGCGTTCTGAGCATGTAGAAGTTTACATGCAAGCAGAACGCTTGGCTGAGGAGTATGTAGACAAGCTCCCAGATGGGCATATAGTGTATAGCAAAGTAGAGCGCGTATTGGATGATGTGAAAGTGCAAGATGCGGAGATATGAGTATGAGCGGAGTAGTAGAGTTAGATGCGGCGATAGATGTTATCAATGCTGCAATCATCGAAGGTGAGCGGAATGCCCAACGCGCACATATCGAACAGATAGCACAGGGTGTGTTGCGGGCAATGAACGTCAGTGTAGGAGAAGGTGAGTTTGTAGGTATAGTTGATCGTGGGATGAGATTTCTCGCGAATAGTGTACGAAAGGCGGCGTGATGTCACGAATAGGAAGTACACATAGTGCTTGGAAGAAAGTGTGCTTTGGCACGTTTCTGATTCTTTTGTGGATTGGATTTGCTTCATTTACGATCCTGACAACAGAGGATTTGATTAAAGGAGGCAATGGGAGGGGCGTCATCCCAAGTTGGCATATCATGACGCAATTGTGGGATTTAGTGCAAGGGATCATGGGAGGGATCGAAGTCGTTGCAGTTCTTGGCGCTTGGGCCATTTTCACGGTCTATATCGCCTCTTCAGTGGCTGAATGGTTGACTGATGGAGGTACGGCAGATAGCGCATTTAAGACCATTTGTTGGATTATTATCCTTATCGATGGGTATGCCAATTGGAATTATCTCAGGATTTTGCCACGTCCTGAATATCAATGGCTAGTCACACTCATCATCTTCTTTGTTATTGTATATTGTGGGAAAAAAGGGTTTAATCTGGCGCTAGAGGGATTAGGAGAGATGGGTAACTAACGTGGAAAATGATCAAGAGAAAGTAGTACGCGGTCCTGATGACAAATGGGGACTTACTTCCAAGGGCGCAGCAGCCTTGGGGACGGGACTGGTTGCATTGCCAGTCCTGGAAGGGATCGCACATCTGGGTCCACTTGGCATAGTACTTGCAGCTGGTGCGACGCTGATTGCCTTTCGGCATGGACATCAGTTCCATGCCAAAGGAAAGGCACTTCTGGAAGAGACAATACAACGGCCTGCTTCGAGCAGTAGGGAGGATAGGAGGCAGCCAATGAGCAAGGCTACTCCTGCAAGAACCTCCAATGAAGGCATTTTCATTGGACAGGACAGACGTGGAAAAGAGGTACGCAGAGCTCTCTCTGAACTGAAATCGATCCTGATCTTGGGAGTACCCGGTCAGGGGAAGTCAAGTACAGCATCATGGTTGCTTGCACAGATTATTGAGCAGGGTGGGCGTATCGTCATTATTGACAGGCATGCACGCTCCGATGAGAGCTTATCGGCGATGCTCTCGCCATTTGAAGCGGCTTTCTTGCAGCCTCCAGCATATGAGCCAGAGTCTGCTAGAGATACGCTGCAATATGCTGATGATACATTGCAATCTCGTATGAGTGGAGAGCAACCGCGTGATGTCCCATTCATCCTTGTCATTGATGAGATGACGGATATTCTGAAAAAGCTTTCACAAAAGTCTCCTTGGGGAGATGTTGCGCGTGCTATTGCTGATGTTGTTGAAGGTTTCAACGCAATGGGGCGCAAATACAACTGTTTTGCGCTTTGTGTAGGACAGTTGACGAATGCAAGCCGCACTGGTGGGACTGAGATACGAGAGCTTTTCTCGACACGGCTCACTCATGCTATGCAAGAGAGTCAGGCACGGCTCATACTGCCAAAGGAGATTGCAAGTGTTGTCCCCAACTTAGAGCAGGGGGAGATCATTGCTGACTTTGAAGGGAAAGAGGACCCTTTCCAGGTGAAAGTTCCTCAACTGTCACGTGCCTCTATTCAGAAGATTGCAGCTTCAATAGAGCGGGACCCGATTGAAGAGCTGGCAGAGATGGAAGATGTCGATCCTGATGATAGTCGGTATGCGGATGACGATGAGGAGATAATTCCAATCGGACGCGACAATCGAACGAAGCAAGAGATAGGTATTCCCAAACAAACGTTTGATATGCTTGTCCGCATGCGAAAAGCGGGTAACACGCAAGTATCAGGATACAGAGGAATACAAGAACTATTAGATTGTACTGAAACACATGCACGCAATATCAATAAGCTCATTGATGAGGAGTGCGAGGCCGGGAGAGAGAGTGAGAGGGAGGGATAATTTTGCTCTCTCCCAACTCACAGGTTTTTATTCGTGAGCCTCCCTACCAGTCTCCCGGAGAAAGGACTCAAACTGATGTCGTGGCAAACATATATCATTCATCCATATGTCACATCAGGCGTTCTTGCTGCGATTGTCGGCATAGCGCTGGTTTGGTGTGGCAGGCAGAATATAGGACGGCTGTTCACAAGGACGGCCTTCTTCTGGTTGGTCAATATAGTCTTCATGGCGATATCGGCCTATCACGCCGCGCCATTCTTTGGCAGCGTCGTCTCAACGATCCCGGGTCTCGAGTGGGCAGCTGCCTACATCGGTCTTCCAGTGGCACTGGTCATCGATGGCGTCACAATCGTGTTCATGCAGGCCAGGATGGAAGCAAGCTACAAGAGAGACTACAAGAAGCAAGGCATGTACACGCGCTATGTGTTCGCGGCTGCGGGCCTCAATACCATCGCGAATTTATATACTGATATCCAACATTTCCAAGCATCACATTATGATAATATTCCATCGATCATGGTCACTTTTGCGCCTGTAGTTCTCTCGGTTTTCCCGATGTTTTTGGTCGCGATCTCAAAGGCTGCCGATGAGATGGTCAACATTAAACCGCTTGAAAAATTGAACGTTTCCGAGTTCGAAGCGCAAGAGAAAAAGCGCGTTGAAATCCTGGAAGTCCAAGCGTTTTATCTTGAACGAGAAACTGTTGCTATGCAACGGCTGATTGCAGTTGAAAGATTGCAGAAAGAAAACGAACTTTTGCGGCGTGCAATACCAACGAAATCTTTCTCATGGCCGTGGCAAAAAGCAGTGGATATCGATGCAATTGTCGCTGGTGTCACTGCCAAAATAAAAGCAGTGTATGAGCCCCAGATCGAGGCACTGAAACAGCGTCTGGAAGAAGTCGAAAGCCAACCTATACTCATTCAGGCAAGTACCCAGGAAGTACACCCGGTAAGTACACCATTAGACGGCTTATCAGTAACTTTTGATGACACTATTGAAGATACTTCTGGTACACCTGAACAGCTCCCTGAATGGTCAGTCCCTGCGCCCAAAACAGAAGACAAAAAGAGTACACCATCAGTACACCAATCGGTTAACAATAATGGCGATACTGCGAAACAAATTCGGAAGATACTCAAGAAGAAACCGGATACCGGGCCTACAGAATTAGCAGAGCGAATTGGGTGTACAAAAAGTTACGCCAGTCGGATAAAAGCAGACTGGCGTAAAGAGCAAGTCGTCCACAGTACACCAGCAAAGAATGGTCACTCAAGAAACACACAACCTTTAGGTGAACTCGTAGATTTAGAAGTATAGCCGATTTCTTCAAACCAAAAATTTGATCCCTAAATCCCTTGACCTAATCACGCATATGCACTATACTATCAATAGCGCTAATGAATGATTAAGGATATCCTAACTATGAATGAACAAACGATCGGGGCGGTGGTCAAACAAACTGGCATAAGCCGCTCTACTCTCTTACAAGCCGCTCAGCAAGGCAGAATATCGGCCCGTCAATCAGGCCGATATTGGCTTATTGATGTAGATCATAAAGATTTCAAAAAGTGGCTCAAAGAGCACTGGCAACAGTCCCGTGTAAAGGGGAAACAGAAGGGAGTCGAATAGTGGACGAAGTTATCTATGCTTTGGTAGACCAGAGAGACAATCTCGAATTCTATGTAGGGAGGACTCAGGACCTCTATAAGCGATTTTTGCAGCACATCCGATGCGATGGGACAAATGACGCTAAAAACGCAAGAGTGCTAGAATTGAAAGCGATGCATCTTGCGCCTGTCATGAAGACCTTAGAGATTGTTAGAGATGATCCTGCACTGGCTGGTGAAAGGGAAGCTTACTGGATAAGGCATTTTAAGTACTTGGGTATAGATTTAACAAATGGTCTTGTATATACGCAAGGGGCACAACAAACAAAAGTTACAGGGAAGAAGAGAGCGCATTCAGGTAAACGGAGCGTTACAGTAAAAGATGCGGCCAGTATTCTTGGTTTGTCAGAAACCTATATTCGTGATTTACGCGTGAAAGGGACATTACGCAGATCAGAGGCAAATAAAAACTTGATACTCATGAGTAGTATCCTTGAATTCCAGAAAAACCGCAAGCCACCCAATGGTGATCCTCTGGCAACGCGAATCTGATTGTGATGAGCAGCATTTTGAAGTATCAGGAGACGCGGCAAAACGCTGGCAATAGCGGACCCTTGCCGCTCGCAAAAACAGACGCACTATCACCAGTGCAACCGGAGCCTGATCAGCACTGGCAAGACATCAAATCGGAGCTAGCCAACGGGCACGCGAAAGAGCAGTCGTTGGCAGAGTTAGTTGAAATAGAAGTCTAATTTGAATCTATCTAAAGGAGATAGCCGTCAGGGACCCGATCCCCTAAAGGGGATGGGCTTGTGAGTAGGGGGTGGTTTCTGCCCGTCCGATTTGCAAGCTCACCTGACCAGACCCAGCCAGAGCTACCTCGGTAGCTATCGGGCTACGTTATCAGGAAGTGTTCAAGTTCCTACCTGCGCGTACGTTAGCCAGCGTGCTGCTCTAGAACCTCTAGGTTAAACAGGTCTACAAGGGTTAAGCCAGTGCTTAGAGGACGTGCCGCCTGATAACCTCGTCAAGGCTGACATTACCCGGGAAACCGGTGGGGTTTGGCCGTTCCTTCATAAAACGGCTCCCCGCAAGGGGTTGAACAGATACAGCCTGCGGGCTGCTTTCTTTCCTCCCGATCCCCTAGAAGGGGATGGGTCCCCAGAAAGGACGATTATGGGAGAAATCACCTATCCCTACAAAGGTTTCAATAGTGCTCATGAGATCATAGAAGAGTCAAGACGTACAGGTAAGCAGATTTGTGACATTCTAGGAACTGGACTGCCTGAGAACTACTCTCAAGAGCAACTTATTGAGGCATACGTTAATGAGAAGTGTACGATAGGCTATTTAGCCGCTCGTTTGCACGTGGGCATTGTAGAAGCAAGAAAACTTGTAGAAGAAACAGAGATAACATAGCGCGTTCCACACACGAAAGACGCCAGTTCCTCTACCGACTATTAGAACTGGCGTCCCTCGACATAATAGTGGAATGGGTCGTCAGATACCCCTGGTTAAAACCGAGGGGCTTGTTGCTAGCCTCCGCCTCAACTCAGACACCAGGAGTGCTGCTTCAGCTTCAACGACCGCAACATCATGGGGACCGAGGTCCCACCGGGCACTCTGACAAAGTACCCGTCCTCAATGAGAGCTTAGCCCAAAGAGGAACGTTATTAATTGACCGAGAATGTTTTACTCAGGCACGGCGTTCCTGCCTGAAACTCAATACATTCAGTTGGAAAAGAACCTGTAGGCGAACTGTCTCTCTCTGGCGAACCAGAGTGCCTAAGCCTACACGCATCTATTCTAACCGAGCTATCGAAAAACGGAAAGTGGGTGAAAGGGGAGGGTTAAATCCAGCCCGGCGAGGCTGTCATTTTTTCCTCCCCCATTTAAAAGAAGGGGCTTCCAAAATGGGACCGCCCGTGACAATCCCGTTTCGCAACATCCTCCACCTCTCGCACTCTTCTCACATACACACATTGCGAAATACAAGAATAGTATATACTATTCTATCAATTCTGTCTATATCAAAATGCGTCTTTCTATTCCACAATATTGTGCAACATGAGAAATTGGCTGTATTGCTGTGTTTAACGTATTGATTTCTGTTGATTGTATGGTATAGTGTGTTACATGCATTTTGATTGTATTCTCAAAGAAGGAGAGATTGTACCATGTCCAAACATACAAGCAAGTTGAGCCACGAGCACCATACTGCGGAAGATACGCTTTTGACTGTGGCTGAAGTGGCTAAAACAGTACGGTGCGACGATACCACTGTACGCCGCTGGGCCAAGAATGGATCTTTAGAAGTTGTTACTTTGCCACATGTGGGCAAGCGGCAGGCGTACAGGATCAAGCAGAGCATTCTGGATAAGATCCTCAATCCACCTGCGGAGGCAGTAGTCTAACAGGTGAATCTGATAGAGATGAGTCGCTCTTGATTCATCTCTATTTTTATGTTTACTTTTGGGGATAACCTTGCTTCTCAAGCGGATCTATGGTATAATCTGAGGTATAAATGAAGCGGCTCCAGACGCGCTTGTAACACGAATGGAGCCTAGGCTAATCAATCTGTATAGGAGATTTTTCGCCATGTCCGAATCATACCATGCTCATCAACTATCCCTCTGGTCAACTTCCATCGAACACACTGTCCCAGATTGTGTATGCGCAGGGAAGCAATGTAGTCGTTGTCCTCATATCCGATGTTTAGGGAACTTTCACCGCTGGTCTCGTTCCAAAGATGGTTATCGCGCTATGTGTAAGATTTGCCGAAAAGCTGAACGGGAAACCGAAGAGTTTAAGGCACATAGGCGTACACATCATAAAGAAAATGCCGAGCACATTAATGAAACAAAACGTGCTTGGTACCATGCCAATCTTGAAAAGCGTGCTGAGTATGACCTAGCTTATAGGACACGGCATCCTGAAGGGTATAAAGCAAGACAACAACGGGGGAATACTTCAGAAAAAGGGAAGCGAAGATATAGGCGATATACTGATCGTCATCCAGAAAGAAGACAGGCATTTGGTGAATCGTGGAGACAAAGAAATCCTGAGCGACTCAAATTGCATGCTCAGGTTAGGACTGCCAATCGTAGAGCTCGCAAATTACAAACAGGCGGCTCTTTTACTACGCAACAGTGGAAAGCATTAAAGGCTCAATATGATTATACTTGTTTGAGATGCGGAAAGAGGGAACCAGAAATTAAGCTGTCAGCAGACCATGTAATTCCCCTCTCTAAGGGTGGAGATAGCGATATTAGCAACATACAGCCTCTTTGTACAACATGCAATACACGCAAATATACAAAGACGATAGATTATAGGCTCTGGATATAGCGGAAGCCGTCTAGCACACAGTCGCCAGCAATCGGGGCCTCAGATCTGTTCTGAGGCCCTTTTCTTTTGTCCTCTTCGATACTGCAAAACGCGCATAACGAATATCTTGCAATGGCTAAAACTGGCATCAAAATAGCCATTATGCTATTGACAATGGCTATTGCCTATGGTATTCTTAGATTAGTGAAGCGAACGGACTTCACAAGAAGAAAAGAAAAGCGAGCTGAGAGATGAGACAAGTAACTTTCTGGGACATCATCGACTTGGACCGCAACGAGGTCTACTACCACGCGGTCACCGGAAATGTCTTCGGGATGCTTCAGAGCCAGGCTGAGAACGGTCAAATTGTTCTCTGGGGCAGAAATGAGGATGATGAGCACGAAAAGGGTGCTGGTCAGGTCTCATGTAGCTCCTTCGATGGTCTTCAGATGAGTATCGACAATTTTCTGGATGAGGATGGAATGATCTTCATCCTCGCAGGTGAGAGCCCAGAAAAGTTCAACTCTGAAGAGTATCTGGTCTCCTTGCCAGAGTGGAAGATTGTTGGCGGGCTCCGTCCGACTGAGGACCCCGAAACATTTGAGCTATATACGATGAAAGAAATGGTGCAATTGTAATGCGTAAGCGTATCGAAATCCGGCTCTTGCCCGAGCAGGACCATCTGCAAGATGCCATCCTGGAGTTCTTCCAGGATGTACATTTCCCAACACCGCGCACGCTAGAGCGCATCAGCATCATCTCAGTGCCTATGCGTGAAGGTGCAGCGACGTTCCTGGACAGTCTGAACGTCCAGTACAAGCTGCCAGAGTACAAGAAGCCAGGGCCTAAACCCAAGCAGGAGGGATTAAAGCTGTGGTACCACCTCAAATTCGATGAGGACATTGCAGCCTTCATCGAAGCCGAGGCGAGGCAAGGGTATCAAGCATTCTTCAATGAGTTACTGAGGCAAAAGATGCAAGAGCGAGATTTGGATCAATCGAAAATCTCGCCATAAAATAGCCATTATGCTATTGACAATGGCTATTGACTGACGTACAATGTATATTAGTGAAGAGAGTAACGGGCTCTCAAAGAAAAGCGAAAGAGATGCAAGCAATGCGAGAGAGAATTCTCGAAAAGTTGGAAATCCAGGCTCTAGAGGATGAGAGTCTGGGACAAGATTGGTACGATCAGCAGGTCTCCAAGGTGGAGATATGGCTTGATCCCTCTGCCCCAGAGTGGAGGCAGAGCTGGACGACCCAGAATGCGCAGAGGTTCTTCGATGGTCATCCTCATCCCTTCTTCGTGGAGAGGGAGGATGCCCGCCTCCAGGCACTCAAAAGAGAGCTGAATGATGCTCTCTTTGTGAAGCTGAACAGTAGGTGCAAGGGGCCTGTCTATGAGGCATTCTGTCAGGTCTCCAAGCCTCTGAATGATCCTCATTATGCAGAGGATCTCTTCTACCGTGAGGAGCACTTCCCTGCGAAAGCAGAGGATCTCATTGAAAAGTTGCTCCAGGATGTCAAAGCATCCTATGAAGAGTCTCTGCGTTTCCTGGATGATGACAGGGAAGCCTATGAGAATGCCTTGTCATCCTCAGGGAGAAGAGATATTTTCAGGGAGCTGGCTAGTTCTTTCTCAGAAAATATTGAAATTCGTGGATCAATGTCCATGGAGAGTGGTCTCGGAAGAGGGAATGGCTATTCCTATTCTGAGCAGTCAGTTCGCCATGAGGTCCCGCGTGAAATCCGGGAGTCTCAGGACTTCGATGCCCTCTACACGTGGGCAAAGGAGTACTATAAGCAAGCAATATCTTTCCTAGAAGGAATATAGTTCTTGTCGGTTCCTGCCAATCTTGTCAGATAGATTGGTAGTATCGGGCAAGTAGCTCGGCTCTTGCGAGAGAACGCATCTCGCGGGAGTATAGCCATCCAGGATAGTCCTGGTGTGGCAAGCAAAGAAAGTGAGATTGGAATGTTTATTCGAAAGGCGACCCAGGAGGCCATTGAGGCTGGAGCAATTGTTGAAAAAAATGGCGTGTCCCTCCCTAAGGGGACACAAACGGAACAATACTCCGCTGGATGGTATAGACACCATCTCCCCAGCGGAGTGACGTTGTACCATTCCAGTCATCGTGATCCAATGGCTCCTGAGTACTCAGTCCTTCATCGAAGGCGAGATTGGGAGTAGTCTTCCTCAAGCGATGTGGGTGCATCAACGCACAACGGGCGGCAGTGGACCCACATCGCAATTCCTGAATGTATCAGAAAATTAAAGAAAGTGAGAATTTTGAAATGGAAAAACTCGTTCGTTGGGGAAATGGTTGGAGTACGACAGAGATTGTAGGGGAAAGGAAAATCGGCGAACAGGTATTCGCCGTTGCCCTTCCCTTTCCCGAAAGTACAGGCACTATTGCCCATAAATTGGGCGACAGTGACGATTGGGAAACGATTGGTTGGGATAATTCAGAAAAGAATTGGGAAAAATTAGAGAGTGATCCTCGTGCGCTTTCCCACAAAAAAAGTGCATGGGGAAAACTGAACGGGTAGTCCCCAAGCGATGCAGGTCAGGCCTGTCACGCCGTTCAAGGTCGGCACATCGCAATATCTGCAAGTTGCAGAGAAGTGTTCTAGAGCGTCGAAAGGCGCAAAAGGAGAAAGTGAAATGTTGAAAATACAAGGTGTTTGGGGTGTTGATCCCCGTGCAGTTGAGCTTATTAATCAAAATGGTGGAAAATGTTCATTTGATGGGTTGAACGGGGAATTTGAAAAGTTGCCCGCTGATTGTCAGATGGGCGAAATGTATGGGTTCGATGCAGGCCCATCCGGAACCTGTGTAAGTCGTGATATGTCATTCAACGGTCATATCGTCAAGATGACCGTTGAAGACACAAGGGAGTTCATCAGAGATGGGGACGGGGATGTGATAGGGGCTAATCCTGTCCAGTATTGCCGATCTCTCAAGATCAAAAAGATTGCCCCCGATCTTAGTCAGATGGAAGCGGTTCTTGGGAAATAGTTCCGCTTCCATCCCTCCCTCAAAGCTCGCCTCAATCCCTCAACGGAAAGGCGAGCTTTTTTGTTGCCCATTTTGGTACAATGGAAATAGCCCCACTGACACTCCCCTGGATAAATCCGAGGGGGTTCTTCCTTCACCCATGAGACTTGCCACTATCTCTTGCGAGGATAGCAGTAGAGGCCCGCATGTCCAGAAGCGTTTTGCACTTCTCGCCA